GTATTTTTCCCGGTTGCAAGAGAATTTTTCGAAAGCTTACATAAAGCATTTAGAAATATTCCATTTATCCGTGTGCCCAATGCCGAGGCTGACGATTGTATAGCCACGATCGTGAAGCATAAGCCAGAATGGAATATTATTAACATTTCATCTGATAAAGACTTTTATCAGTTATTCAAATATCCAAACTATGCCCAATATGACGCTGTTAAGCATGAATTTGTAGAATGCTTGAATCCAGAACAGGCTTTATTAGTAAAGATTCTTACTGGTGATAAGTCTGATAATATTCCTGGTGTTCAGAAAGGTGTAGGTCCAGTAAAAGCATTGAAGATTATCAATGAAGATTTGGATAAATGGGTAGATGAACAAGGACTGAGAGAAAAATATGAGCTTAATACAAAATTAATCTCATTTAATTGTATACCTAAAGAAATCGAACTTGCAATCTTGAAAGAACTTGATTCTTTTGAATATCAAGAATTCGATGCTAAGGCATATTTTAAATTTGTTCAGATGAATGGACTTGTAGAACTTATGGACAATATGTCTGAATTTACTAATTTAATTAAAGGACTCAAATAATGTACACAAAAGAAATATACGAGATTGACGATATTATTAAACTGTTTAAAAGCAAACTCGATATTGATGAATTGAAAAATAGACTAATAAAAAATCCATTAAACGAAGGCAAAGGTGCAACAAAAACTGGCGAAAAGGAGGAACGAGAATATATAAGCACTGTTCCAGAGCTTAATTTTGTTCATGCAAACGACATTATTAGCAATGACCCAAATGTGCACCTGGCATCATATAATCAGTATGAAGGCGATATAATTTATTGTGAAGATAAAGAAGCACTTACGGATATGGCAGCATTGAAGGAAGCAAATACGATTAATTTCGATATTAAAATTTCATCAAGAGCACCATTAGTAGAAGAGAATTCGCCATATCCTAAATGGTTCGTAGGATGTATAACAAAAGATTCACTTAAAGGATTCGGTGCACCAAATCATTTCTATCTTTCGTTCTCGAAAAATTGTGATACTTGTGTAATCGGTGATTCATATTTAATTAAAAGAGATATTCAGCATAGTCAACTTCATTATAAATACACAAAGTCAAACGAAGCATTTATAACGTTTAACCAGATGATAGAAGGCGTGCACTGGAAATATCTGTATAAGAGGTAATGATGAGTAATATAAACTATAGTATGATTGTCGCTGTTTCTGATAATAATGTTATCGGTAAAAATGGCGACATGCCATGGCATTTAAAGACTGATTTACAAAGATTCAAGAAACTTACTGATGGTCATTGTATAATCATGGGTCGTAAGTGCTATGAATCTATTGGTAGACCTTTACCTAATAGAACAAATATTGTCGTTTCTTCTAATCAAGATTTAGTCATACCTGGATGTGTGGTCAAACCTTCTTTACAGTTTGCCGCAGATTATGCAAATTCCAAAAATGACCTTACACCGTTTATTATCGGTGGTGGAACTTTATATAGGCAGGCTATAAATCTTGTTAATTATCTATACATTACCAAAGTCCATACGACAATTGAGGACGGAGATACTTTCTTCCCTGATATCAATATGGATCAATGGGAAATATTGTCCCAGGAAGAGTTTAAAGCAGATAAAGACAATGATTTCGATACTACATATATGGTTTTAAAAAGAAAGCGCTAATTTCTATTATAAATAATGTATGATAGTAAATTTTAAAGAAGTCGATAAGAAAATTGAAAAAATCTTAAACATATTGGTCTCCAAAGGATTCTCGTATGAGATTTTTTCGGAAAAGAGATTTAATATAATAGATAACAATGTAAATTTCGCTGAAAAGAGAAATATCGGAGTTATTACTCAGTTCAATGATGGTAAGATTTCAGTCAGAATCTATGGCCATAAGAATCGTCATAAGCTGAAAGATATTATGAAAGTCAATGAAGTAGTAATTAAACCGTCTGAAGGTGTATCTGATGCCTCTTCTAAGACAACAAAGTTAGTTAATCATTACATTAAATCCGTAAAATCATTATAAATAATATAAAGAAATTAGGAGATTAATTACTATGGACTTTAAACAGCAATTCAAAGAATATTACGAAAAGAAGCTTCAGGAAGACTTAGCTGTCGCTCAGCAGTCAGCTGCAGAACAGAGTTATCAGACTCAGGCGATGAATAGCTCTCTTGATTCCGTCGTATTGAAGTATATCGGTAATGGTGATATTAAGGAAGGCCTCAAGCAGCTTGCTACTGACCTCGGTGCAGCAATTTATAACTTTGTTGTTTCCGATAAGTATGTTCAAGATGAACTTTTCAATGCACCAGATGATAAGGCTAAGTATGTCAACTTGATTACACAGAAGATTCAGCAAGGTGCTTGTAGTACTCTCGTTGACCTCTTGCGTCATATGGCTATTGATATCTCTAACGCCAAGAATACTATTACTAAGTAATATTTAAAATAACTTTATAAATAAACGGTGTAAAAACCGTTTATTTTTTCTATATTTGTGAACAGTGTTTTATAAACAGATGGTGAATCTTTTAAATCTTTTTAATTATACTAAACTGTCGTCTCTCTATTATATGAAGAATATAAAATCTAATGAGGTGACAGGTGATTATATTTTTGTAGATTTAATAAACCATAAAATTGATATTCTATCGATAAAGGATAAAATCCTATGGTTTAAATGTAAACCGAAACTTATTAAAAAAGAATATCACTTTCTTACACTTTCTGAATTTAAAAGACTCTTAGTTCATAATAAAAAAGTAGAAGAAGAATTTATAGATAAATATATAGACTGGGAGAATAGAAATGAATCCTTATGAACAATACATGTATAATGGTTCTTTAATAGAAAGTGTAAAAGATGTTTTACAAAAATATGGCTATGTTTATGATGAACGACATGGTTGGTATAATGAAAACGAAAAACTGTTATCTGAAGATCAAAAACGAATCGCGAAAATCGGAATCGAAAAAATGAAGAAAGCAGTTGAAGAAAATAATAAGCTTATTAAAGAATTGAAACTTTAAATTAAAAACCCCAGATTATTCTGGGGTATTTTTTATGCATTTTTAATTTCAGCTTTTATAAGTTTCTTTTTATTATTATCAAGGTCATCGGAACCCCAATGGTCCTTTCCACCAGCAAACATTTCAAGACACTTATCAGCCATTCCAGCCTTAAATCTACTTATACCGCTACATCTCCAGATGCCACGAATAAAATCGTCAACTTCTTCCCTTGAGAATATTCCAAGGCCTTTTAATGTATAAAGACAGTCATGAACAATGGCTCCACAATTATACTTCATGTTCTTAGAATCCCATTTAGGAAGGAACCAAGTAAATGCAGACGGAATAGATGCACCGTCAGTTTTAAACCCTCTATACAAAGTCAAAACAAGCTTATATGTTTTGTCTTTCTTTGTATATGTAACTATTATATTTGCCGGATTCAAGAATGTATAAATTCCGTCTTCCTTGCATGTCATTATTTGTGAGTAGTTGACACTCTTTACAGTAATCGCCATATTATACCTCCTTTGTGGCCCTCTATATTATTTATTATAAATAAGATATGTTGAGTTTTACAGAATATAAGCAGCAATATGGTAGATATTTGAACCTTGTAGTCAAATATTTACAGACTTACTTGTTGATAACATATCTTGGTAATTATGATATTTTGCATGATAAAAATGGTCAAAAGAATCCGAAATATCATCAAGCTACAAAATTCCTTGACTATATGTTCTATAATGCATATAAAGATAAAACTATGAAAAACTTGCTTAGTCGAGAAGGCACAGCGGTAAGGGAAGACATTCCAGATAAATATCCGTATTATCATTTCTATGACCCAACACATCTTGACCAGATATTCCTTAGTGAGACACTTATAAAGAACACATGGTTGCGTTTTAGGCAGTTTATAGACCACGATTACTTTAGGGTAATAGAAAGATGTATGTCAGAATATAAGAGTCCAGAAACATGTTATATGGAAGTTTTAGGACTATTGTGTAAATCAATCAGACTTCCTATGCAAGATGAAGATAAACCACCTAAAGGTGATGGTTTGGATGTAGCTGATGAATATTCAGATGATATTCCGCCTAAAGGTAATAAATAATATAAAAATAGGAAAAATTATGAATATTGATGAAGCAAAACAGATTCTTAAAGAAAATGACTATATTTTAAATGAATTTTTTCCATTTAAAGGAAAAAAGAAAAAAGAAGAAATAGATCCTGCATTATATACATTGCCAGGAGGACAACGTAAAGATGACGGAAGTTATCATTATCCTGGTTTAATATGGCGAATTTTAGGTGATATTAATATAAATCATAATGGTTCTATTACAAAAGAACAAGCCATAGACTATGCAAATATGTTATTGCCTGCTATAAAAGAAAATCCAGATGATGTAACATTTGGTAAAGTTTTAATTAAAGTTATAAAAGCAATTAAATAATATAAAGTGAGAGAATTTATGAATATTGACGAAGCTAAACAAATATTATCTAATGTTGGTTATTCTATTAAAAAGGAAGACTCAAATCTTAATGAATCTGGTGATTCTTGGGCATATGTAGCGACTTTTACAGATGAACAACGTAATGATAAAATAACTAAAGAAATTTTTGCATTTAATTTTATTGATGCAGCTAAGCGAGCAGAACAAGATAGAATAAAAAAACAGATGTATCGTTATGAGCTTACAAAACTTGAATTAGTAAAAAAATAATAATTAATAAAAAATTCAAATATAAAACGTTAATTAATTTTAACGTTT